GCACCGTGGTACCATTTTTTATCTTTACCAATGTATTTTCCAGATTGTCCGTCTAAGATATCAAAAGAAGTAATAGCAGGATAATAACTAAAACAGTTCCATAGCTCCAACTCATCAAGTCGCATCCTAGGTACTTCTTCTGCTTTATAGCCTCTTTGTATGAATGCAGATATGGGGAGACGATAGAAGACAGCACCATTTTCCATAATACAGTGAAAAAGGATAGGACGTCCTGTAATAGACGCCACACCAAAGATAATACAATCTTCAACTTCTCCATGATGTTTTTTAAGATCATAGAGATACTCTCTCCTGATCTGTGCATACGTCACAGGTATGTTTGCATTCAGATAGGCCATGACTCATTAGAATATTATTGCGCCAATAACGAAACCAACAACTGCACCAATAATGTATTCTCTGTGCATTAAATAAAAATGCTCTATTTGATGTTTTATATTGCTCATTTTTCCTCCTCTTTTATATTACCCCAATTGGGACCGAATTCATAGTCTACTTTATTAGGAACTTCAAGTGAAACTGCGTCCTCCATTATCTGTTTTATTTTATCTGAATTACCATCAACAGATATATCAAGTTCATCATGAACTTGTATGTGTGGGATAATTCCTTCCTTATATAATTCTAACATTGCTTTCTTAGTCATGTCAGCAGCTGATCCTTGTATAAGTTTGTTCAATGCTTTGTAAGTGTATGCTCTCTTGATCCCTGGTCCGTGTTCCATGAGCGCTGCATCATGAGTCAAGGCTTTATGAATACCAAATTGATTAGGTTCCCACAAATGGAAACGACATAATCTTCCAAGTAATGTTCTAATCTTACCTGAGTCTTGGGCACGTTGCATTACATTGTCCATTAGTTGTTTAACAAATGGTACTCTTCTATGGTACTTTTTAAATAAATCATCAGACTTATCTTTAGATATACCCAGTTCTGCTTGTAATTTATTTTTACCCATACCATAGAACAGACCAAGGTTTATAGTCTTGGCCTGTGATCTAGGGATCTCTGCCATATCAGCGACAATGTCATGAAAGTCCGCATTATCGTCACGATAAGCGTCCAATACATCGCCCACTCCATAGAGATTCTGTAAAGCTGCATAATGCACTACCAACCTAGGCTCTTGCTGAGAATAGTCAAAACAACCCCATGTATGGCCCTCCTCAGGTATAAATAATGACCTAATAGCAGGTCCTAATTCCTTATTTCTAGCTGGTATTTGCTGTAAATTTGGGTTTGAATAACTGAATCTTCCAGTTACTGTTCCTCCATTATCTCCTCGTAGCTGGTTTATTTCAGCATGTATTCTTCCTTTGTGATTGTGCTTTAATATGGTATCAATAAATGTGGTATGCGCCTTGTTTATTTCACGAGCGCGGGCTATTTGTTTCACCAGTGGGTGGGGGTGATTCTGTAAAAAGTTTTTAGTAAATGATGGAGAATTTGTTTTTTCGGTTGAGTCATAT